ACAGAAGGTTCGTTCATGATTGTTTTAGCGCCACGATAATCGCCGCCTCGACAAACTTGCTTCGTTGCCCGCGCGGCACTTGCCCGAGCTTGGCTACCGTGGCGCGGCTCAAGGAAAAGTTGGTCATGAGCCGAGTCTTACCAGCCGGCCGGCCGGCTCCTTTGCGTGCGCCACCTGTGCTCATGGTGCCTCCTGTGCGTCGCGAGTATCACGATTTCGATTAATAAAATCTTCAGCGGCTTTTGCTGCTTCTTCTGGTTGATAGCACATTTTCTCGATAGGGATGTTATCGACTGCCGCGCTGAATTGGCCAACACAGTGGCCCGGGACTCCAGACCATGAGAATACTTCCACTTTATGTCCTCGATAAAGGTATTTCATTTTCGTCCTCCTTTGCGTGCGCCGCCTTTCATAGTCTCCAATGCCCCATCATCCAAGTTATCGCCGCCCATTGTGCGCCTAGAAGCGCTAAGCCGAGCAGTAAAAATTTCCAAAGCATCCCAATCTCCCGGTCCAGAACAAAACGCTCCATCCGCGTAATGGCGTGATCGAGCGCGTGTTCCAGATCCGCTTTGGTAACGGGTTTGTCGTTGCCGTTCATAACGTGGTCACCGAGACGATGTCGCTTGACTCGATCCAGTGAGCTAAGCCGTCCTCGGTAAAGATGAAATAAAGATCCGGTCGCCGTCGGTTTGAAAGGATATCGCCTTCTTCCAGAACAATGAAATGATCGCCAGCTCCTGTCGCAATTTGGAAAGGACGAAAAGGTTTGCGCGTTATCAAGGTGTTAAGCTGTTGGCTGTTCATGATAACTCCGGCCCGTTTTTGGTCGATACCCGGTCAATGGCCGCATAGGGAATGATAGAGATGTAGCCTTCCTGGTCGATGTAAGCGATTGCGGTTCGCCCGGCGAATAAGCGTTGGGCGTTTGTCACGGCCTGTGCTTCTCCGTCACGAGTGAAAATGACGAACGGCGCAAAAGGAACGGCGCGCAGGAGTCTGGTTAGTTCTTCTTTCATTTGAGAAACACCAAGCCGAAGCCAGCTAGCGTGACTCCTGCGTAGATAAGGGCGGCCATGGGATCAGGTATTTGGAGGTTCATGTGGCCGTGACTGAACTTACTTAGTTTACTAAAGACTTGTACAAGTTGAATTTACGAGTCATTTCTTTAAAGGCAATGCATAGGTATTCATTGACTTCATCTTCGGTTTCGGCTCCTTCGGATACTGCATTTGATTTTAATCTTCCAAGGGCAGTTTCCTTATCCCACTTTCCGAATAATTTTATATCATCATAAGCATATAAAGCTTCTATATCTCCATCCTCATAAGCATGCCTTTGATAGAAAGGATCAAAGGCAGCTTTCACGTTTTGTACAGGTGCGCCGAGGCCAACCATGACACTGGCAATTAGTAGTGATCGATAAATGATTTTCATTGTACTATTCAGTAACGACCGGGCGCCGCCCTGGCTCATTTTAATATCGACCCCGTAATTACTTTTTCGTGCCATGCATGAAGGCGAAACATAAACTCATCTTTGAATGCTCCTTCATAAATGCACAATCCTTCATAAGAGTCGTAATCTTTTTTAGAAAGATTATGGGTTGCAGCTAAGCGATCACCTTCCTTCATTATGTCGTCATAGTTTGAAAAATTTGGCTCGACGAATGCGAAATAAAGATCAGCTTCGCGACGGGCTGTCTGGACGATATTTAAAGCATTGGTCTTTGAAAGATCGGTTTGCGCTAAAACAGTTTCCTTTTGTTGAGCACTTGCATTGGCAACGCCCAGGATGGCGACGGATAAGAGTGAGAGACAAATGATTTTCATTGTATTTTCTATAACGACTAGCTCACCATAAACTTAAACAGCTTTTTCAACCAGCGAGATAATGCTCTCCTCGTCGAATTCGTGCTGGATCCCATCTTTGGTAAAGGCAATCACGCGTTCTGGGTGCAGACGTGGGAAAAATAGTTCGCTATCTTGGTCAATCAAAATCTGGCGTCCGCTGGCCAGTTCAATAACAAATGACCGGAAAGGTTCTCTGGCCAATTTAGCTTTGAGGAGAGTGACTTCGATCATTGGGCGAACTCCAAAACCAGTTGCCAATCTTCGCGTTTGGCGTGTTTACGCCAACCGAGCGTGTTAGCCCAGATCAGGCGGCGGCAAGCGGCGATCACTATTTGGTCCTGGCAATCTTTGGCGCCTTCGAGGACCTGCCAAACTATTTGCATCCGCGGGGTCATAAATTCTATTTTGCTCATACCTTTATCTACGACCATTCCCGAATAAACTTAAACAACTTTTTCAGTAATGCAACCAGCCGCGCCCACGGTTGACCTCAAGTTCCAGTACCCGCCTGGCGTGGTGCCCCCCTGGGAGTTCGCCATTGCCTTCCTGGGCATCGATCTTTACCCGTGGCAGGCTTTGACCCTCGAGGCGATCGGCCAGGGGATCCCGACCGCGCTGGCTGCAGCGAACGGTTCAGGCAAAACCAGGCGGATCGTGGCTCCGGCAATTTTGTGGCTCCTGTTCTATTGGCCGCGCGGCCTGGTCCCGGTCACTTCCGGCAGCTGGACCCAGCTCGAGCAGCAGCTTTGGCCGGCCCTCCTTGAGCACCAGGGCAAGTTCCCGAGCTGGGATTGGCCCGCGATGCGGATCCACACGCCGGAGGGCGGCCGTGCGTTCCTGTTCAGCACCAACGACTCGAGGCGCGCGGAAGGTAACCACGGCACGCCCGATGCCCCCTGCATGTATATCATCGACGAGGGCAAAGGGGTCGATGACGGGATCTACACTGCCAGTGACCGCTGCACGGCCCAGTACCGGTTTATCTGCAGCTCGGCCGGTGGCCCGTTTGGCCGGTTTTTTGAATGTTTCCATTCGCTCAGAGCCGAGTATTTCAGTAGGCGCGTGACCAGCGGCCAGTGCCCGCACTTGAAAGAAAAGTACGAACGCGATTGTCGGTTGTATCCAAAGGACGATCCCGATTTCCGCTCCATGCACTACAGCGAGTTCATGGACGAGGACGGGCCCGGCGTCATCATCAGCGCCGTTTCGTTGCGGGCGTGTTTGGAGGCTCGGGTTGAGCACAAATCAGCGAGCCGCGCGGCCTTTTGCGACTTTGCGGCTGGGGGCGATGAGAACGTGATTGCGATCGCCGACGGTAACAAGGTTGACCTGATCCGGTGCTGGCGTGATACCGACCCGATCCGGGCGTGTAAGGACTTTATTGCCGAGTTCGAGCGCATGAAGCTTGTCCCGGCGGAGATTCACGGGGATGAAGGCGGGCTGGGCACGGTGATGATTTCCTACTTGGCCGAAATGGGGTGGCGGATTACGGCGGTCAATAACGGCGTACCGGCTCTAGACGAGGATCACTACTGTAACCGCGGGAGCGAGATCTGGTATTCATGCGCCAAACGGATTTTAAAGAAGGAAATCATTCTGCCCGATGACGCGATTTTCTTTCGCCAGGCGACCACGCGTCGGCGCGATTACGACGGCAAAATGCGGCTCCAGGCCGAGAGCAAAGACAAGATGGCTGCGCGCGGGCTCAAGTCGCCGGACCGGGCGGATGCGGTCTTTGGCGCGCTGTACTGCCGCGGAATTGGTGGGGTTACCCGGGAACAATTAGCGGGCATTTACCTGCCGCAGAACGAATTTAACGTCGGGCGGCAGTTTGAGACGGTCAGTTTTCAGGGCGAGGAGGAGTAAGGTCTGAGAGACCAAATTAGCACTCAGTGCCATTTCCTTCTTGTCAAGTGCCAATTTGGCGCATAGTGTCGCGAGCTAATGTCGGGAGCAAGAGAGCGTATCGGATTGGCTTCGGCCTTCTGAACGGGCTCCGGGTCGGGTAACCGGCCCCCCGACGCCAATCAGTGCACTGCCCCGAACGATGACTTTTTACCCGGTCCATTTTGCGAATGGCTGCAGAATCATCGGCGCTTTGCTGGCTGCCTACGTGGTCATTTTTTTGGTGATCGTACTGCTATTCCATTTTTTTAGGTTCTTATGAACACCACAGTGAAAGGAAACCAGTGAGTGACGAATTTGCCTTTGCCCCGACGCCAGCCCAAACGACGGCGATGACTGACATGAAAGCTTTGATGCCAGGAGTGCATTGGAGCCATGCCTGGAACCAGTTGCGTGCCGGTTATCCGGCTGATTTTGTAGATAATGACCACGACATTTACGTGGTGGCAAACTATTACGCGAGTATTGCCGTGGCTGCGCCGGCAATTACGGCGCTCTCTCCCGCCACCGGGCCGGCCGGAGCCGATATCACGGTGGACATTACCGGTACTGGGTTCGGTCTTTATACGAGCGTCAACATTGGCGAGGCGCACAGTATAGCGCCGGCAAGCGTTTCGCCGACCGAACTGAAGGTGCTTTTCAGCGGCACGGCGCACATAGCCTATCCCGGGACGTTGCCGGTCAGCGTGACGAACGGGGACGGTCAGGAGAGCAACGCGCTGGATTTTACGGTGACGTAAATGAGCGGGCTCCAGATATTAACGGGCGATTGCCGCGCGATCCTGCCGACGCTGGAGGCTGGCAGCGTGCAATGCTGCGTGACGAGCCCGCCGTATTGGGGCCTGCGCGATTACGGCACGGCGCAATGGGAAGGCGGGGATGCGGAGTGCGATCATAAGCGGTTTAACGGCTATCCTTCAGGCTTAGAAGGTTCGAAGGAATCAACTTACAACGGGAAGTTTGAAAAGCTCGTCTGCGGCAAATGCGGCGCTCGCCGCATCGATTCGCAGTTAGGCCTCGAAGCCACGCCGGAAGGGTACATCGCCAACATGGTTGCCGTGTTCCGCGAGGTCAAGCGCGTGCTGCGCGATGATGGCACGCTGTGGTTGAATTTGGGCGATAGCTACGCGTCGAGCGGGACAAATGGTTATCAGCGACTCGATGAACTTGGTGAGCGTTTAGGGTGCGGCGGAGGCCACAAGCATTCAGCGCAACTTTGCGGCCGTGCTCCAACGCCACCCGGACTAAAGCCCAAAGACCTTTGCATGATGCCGGCGCGGGTTGCGATGGCCTTGCAAGCCGATGGCTGGTATCTGCGCAGCGATATTATCTGGCACAAGCCGAACCCGATGCCGGAGAGCGTGACCGATCGGCCGACCAAAGCGCACGAATACCTTTTCCTACTAGCAAAACAAGAACGCTATTTTTATGATGCGGAAGCGATTCGGGAAATCGGGAGCGATAGCCTTCCATGGGGTAAACGAGATAATGTCGGCCAGTATCATGACGGCGATTATATTCCGACAAATGGAAGCTTAGGTATCCCCTCGGCCGGGAATCGTCGCAACAAGCGCACCGTATGGACGATCGCCACGCAACCTTACAGCGAGGCCCATTTCGCCACGTTCCCCGAGGAAATCCCAAAGCTCTGCATCCTTGCCGGCAGCAAGCCCGGCGACACTATACTGGATCCTTTCGCCGGCAGCGGGACCGTTGGTAAGGTGGCGCTCGAGCTCGGTCGCCGCGCGATCCTGATTGAGCTTAACCCGGCCTACATCGAGTTGACGCAGGATCGCACCTTCGTGACACCCGGATTTTTTTAAATGGCCGCTAACCCCGATATCGTCGACACCACGAAGCCTGAGGCAATCGTCCCGGACACGGCCAACACGCCTGTGACCGAGCCCCTCATCAATGTTGAGGTGCAAGACAGATTATTACGGGAATTGAAGAGACGACTTTTCCCGAATGAAATTGAATCAATTCTCTACTCGGCAATCGTCGGCGATCTCTATTGGCAGGATCAACTCTGGAGCCTGATGGTTGATACTTGGCCGCGGCTCCAGACTAACCTCGGCAAGCTGAAACAGGCGGTTAGCTCGATGGAATACGCAATCCATCCATTTACCGAGGGCGACGAGGAGCCGACCGATAGCGCCCAGGAAAAAGCCGATTTCGTTGAGGACGCACTTTTCGGGATGCATGGCGATGTGGCGCGTCAGGAGCACGATTTTGAGCAGACGTTGGAAGACATTGTCGACTCGCTCATTGCCGGGTTCACGGTAATGGAAGTCTACTGGGAGGCGCGTGACGGCGGGATCATGCCGCAATGTACCCGGTGGCTCCCAGCGCGATATTTCAGGTTCCCATACGTTTTGGACGACATTGACCGGCTGATGCTTAATCCGAGCGGTATGCTGGGCGGGACGCAGCTAGTGGATTTCCCGCCGTACAAGTTCTTGGTTTGTATCAAGCAGAGTCATGCCAATCACCCGATCTTCACCTCGCCTATGAGGTGCCTGACGGCGTGGTGGCTAGCGTCGCGGTTCGGCCTTGAATGGTTCATGAGCTACGCGCAGCTTTTTGGGATCCCGCAACGGATTGCTTATTATCAGCCTGGTGATGATTTAACGTATCAAAAGCTGGTCCAGATGATGCGAGCTAGCGCCACGGCGACCTGGGGTGTTTACCCGGTCAACACCAAGGTCGAGGTGCTGGGGACGGCCGGCGGCGCTGGCGCGCACATGCCGCAGGAACGGCTGATCGATGAAGCGGACAAGGTCTGTGACATCATGTTACTGGGCCAGACGCTAACGACTGAGGTGCGCGAGAGTGGGGGAAATAGGGCGCTGGGGATGGTGCACCACAAGGTCATGGACGAGATTTTGGAGGCTGCGTCGCGATACGTTTCCAAGGTCATTACGGCGCAGCTGATCCCGGGGATCGTGCAGTACAACTTCGGGAGCACGGATGAGTTGCCGACTTTGGCGCCGGTAGTTAAAAGCCCGATCGATCTGTTTAATTTGGCGCAGAGCTACAACATTCTCTTTAACCAGATGCAGATTCCGGTTCTGAACAAGGAGCTCTATGAACGGATCGAGTTTTCTAAGCCGGACGAAGGCGATGATGTTTATGTGCCACCGGCGACGCCCTTACAGGCAATGCCCAAGCAATCGCCATTTGGTGTGCAGCCGGAACCTGAAGGCGCTAAGCCGGAGCCTGAACACGCGCCGAACGGAAGCCAGCCCGCAGCATTGAAGCCGAATATCGTCGAGCGGGTGGGTGCGCAGCATGAGGGCGGAAACGATTGCCTGGAGTCGGCTAACGGAGCCCGATTGCTAGATCCGGACGATGACGATGATCCGGATGACGGCAGCCTCGTCGAGGCGCGCCACGAACATCGCCATCCGGCGACTGGCCGCTTTATTCCGGCGCCTCCGTCAAGGCCACCTAAGCGCAAGGTTGGCGTGAAGCGTGGGGAGCCGATACCCGAGGTCGGGCTGATGTGCAAACACAGTCAGACAATGGAGGACAATAAGGTTTGCCAGGCTTGCAAAGACATCTGTGAAGAGGGCTGGATTCCGATCGACGAGGAGTATCTGGGCTACTCAATGAACCCGCCGCACCACCCAAATTGCCGATGCAGCAACGAATACAAGACGGTGTATGGCGGGGTTGACATTCTGCATCAGACCAAGAGCGGTAACCCGCATCATCACCCGGAGACGGGGCGGTTTGTTAGTAAACCGAAACGAGCATGATTAATCGAGAGGAAAGGCGGGCCAGGATCAAGATGCAGATCGCTAAGGCGGTCAGCGAAATTGATCACGGAGACCCTGCCGCCGCGGTATTAGCGCTAGCCGACGGGCTCAACGCGATGCTGCATTACGTGGAAAGCGGGGAAGCGGCCTTAGCGGCTCGGCTGAACGAGTTGGCGGCGAGAGAGGCGGTTAGCGAGGCGAAAGAGGCGCAACCGATGGCGAGAATCAAGGTAACGAAAAGATGAAAACACTGGATGTTGTAAGCGTTGAAGATCTTGGCAGCAAAGTTCCTGATGCATCCGTGGTTGGCAACGGCAATCTGTTTCAACTGCTTTGCAAAGCGTCATCAAAGGATGAACGCTGGATGAAGAGCGCTAAGGCTATGCAAATTGATGGCGTGGGTTGCGTAGTTCAGGTTACTACTCAAAACGATGGGAACATAGCAGAGGCTATGGTGTTCGTTCCAAATGTTAGGATTACGGAAGATGTTAATGGAGGCAGGAAATTAATCCAATCATGAAGACAATCATGGCGATCGAGAAACGCGAGGACACCTCGCCAGAGGAAGGCAAGTCAAAGTATGGCGATGTGAAATACGCGGATGAACGCAACAAGAAATATCCGATCGACAGCGAGGCGCATGTTCGGGCGGCGTGGAGTTACATCAACATGCCGAAGAACGCGGCCAAGTATTCGAGCGGAGATGTGAAGACGATCAAGGGCCGGATCAAGGCGGCTGGCAAGAAGTACGGCATCGATTTTAGCGATGATGGTGACGGGGAAAAGGACAAAACCGAATCCAGCTTGGTCTACGCCACGTCGATTGATCTCCAAGGTCAAACTCCTGAAGAAATTGTCTATATGCCGCGTGGCGATGCCACCATCAAACCCAAGCGGCCCGGTCACGAGGTTAAGGTCAAGGTCGACGCGGGCGTAGCGCAGGTACTGCAGACGGATCTGGAGAAACGTTTAGCCGCCGAGATCCAGCCTTACGCCGGCTATGATCATAACGCGGGGCCGGCCTCGTTTCATCCCAAGGAATTCCGCTGGGACGATGAACGCGGGGTGATCCTGGCGGTCGACTGGACGGAGGGCGGCAAACAGGATGTGACTGGTCGCAACTACAGCTATTTCAGCCCGACCTTTATGTTGAGCAAGAGCGGCAAAGTCGCCGGGCTACCGGATGACGGCGAGGTGGGCAGCTTGGTCAACAATCCAGCTTTCCGAGACAGAAAAATGAAAATCGCAGCGTCGGCGGATGATGACGCAGGAGAAAATGAGATCATGATAAAAGTAGCTGAGAAGCTAGTTGAGTTGGAGGTCATTACCGCCGAGCAGGCGGATGATCCGGATACGGTGATTAAAGCGATCACCGATATGCATGTAACGATCGGCCTGGTTCAGGCGGCTAACGCGCGGCTGCAAAGCGAAAACACGGCGCTCCAAGCTAAGGTGGCCGATGTGCAGAAGGCCGAGGCGACGAGCGTCATTGAGGCGGCGATTGCCGAGGGCAAGATCGGCGCCAAAGACAAGACGTCGATTGAGTTCTGGACCGGGCAACTGGTGAGTTCACCGGAAACCGCCAAGAAGGTGATTGCCTCGTTGCCGGCCAACCCGCTTCTGCAAAAGGTGATCGATGTCAAGGTAAGCGATACCAAGCGTGTAGCCGGTGGAACGAGCGCCGCGGACCTAGTCCAGGCGCAGCACCTGGCGATTCACGAAATCCAGGAAGCGCATCCGAATCTTTCCTACACGGACGCCTTTAATAAGGCCAAGCGGGAACGGCCCGAGATCTTTCCTGTCGAAGCATAAAAAACACTCCTAACAATTCAATCCACAATTAAAACAACGGAAGGTTAACACTTAAAATGTCAACAGTAGGAACACTGGTAAGGGATCCTGGGATCGTGCCCTTACCGACCACGAACAATATTTTGCGTGGTCAGATGGTTGGTTTTACGCCTGGGGTCGGAAATGCGGATGGCAACGCGATTGTGCCAGCTGCTGCCGGTACAAATAAAGTTTACGGTATTGCGTTAAGCGATTCAGATATCACGACTCCGGGCCTAAACTACGTTCCGGTCGGTGTCAAAGGCGGCTACACGATGAGTTGCTCGCCGATTGCCGGCCAGACGTTTACGCAAGGCCAGATAGTCTATCAAGACTCGACCGATTTCAGCCGGGTAACTGCGGTAGTAGGTACAAACTCCATCGTTGGTTGGGCAGTAAGCGGCAGGCCAGATGCGCTGGGCAACATCGAGGTGGGTTTCTTTTTGTTCTAGGAGGTTAGCACTAAGTAATAAGGAAAAATTGTTATGTACAAAGATCATATCCAGTTACTAACCTTCAGCCAAGGTGTGGTGGCCGATTACGAGAAAAAGAATCAGATCGGTTCTTTTTTAGCGCCCGAGGTCGTCGTGGGCGGCGGCGTTTATCACTACAAAGATTATGGGCTAGGCAACGCGTTTACGCCGATCGATATGCGGCGCGCGGTAGGTGGACCGACCAAGATGCTTCACTTGAGCGTAAACGATCTGCAGGACATCAATTTGGAGTACGGGCTGGCGACGTCCATCGACGACCAGGAACGGGAGAATAACCCGGTTAATATCGCGGTATTGGAACAGCGCAAGATCACGGACTTAGTGAATACTTGCATGAACAATAACCTGTACATGGTGTTGGCCTTGGCGCGGACATTGACGGCGAATGTGGCGTTGCCCGGGGTCCCAACACCCGGTGTTTGGGGAACTGCGGGTACGGGCAATGATCCGGTCGCCGAGATCAACTTGGCCTGCAAATATATTGCCGACAATTACGGCATCGTGCCGAATCGGATCTATTTTGATTCGGGCGCCTGGGTCAAGTACCAGAACAACCCGAACGTTCGGGGCCGGTTCCAGGGAGTGCTGGTGCAAGCCGTGACACCGGCGAACACGGTGCAACTATGGAATGTGCCGTTGGATGCCAAAGTCAATCAGGGCGCGCTCTATGAAGGTGGTGTCTTCAGCGATTGTATCGTCTTTTTTGGGCAGGATAGCCCGAGCCAGTATGATACCAGCTTCATGAAGACCTTCGTGAACGTTGCGGGAAGGTTTACCCGGATTCGGAGTTGGCGTGATGAAGATACTTCGAGCGACAAATACAAGGCGCAATTTTTCCAGAAGATCAAGCTTACCGGGCAGGCGACCGCGTATCGGTTCACGGTCAGTTAAAGAGGAGGTGACCTATGGCAGATCAAGTGGACGTGCAAGCGGCGCCGGTCACCTTGACCCGGCGAGAGGTTCTTTGCTGGCCGTCGCATGATTGCAAGACCAAGGGGGATGGAGCAATCCCGCCGTCGGTATTTGGGACTTGGTCAAAACACGACATTATTAGGGTGTACGGATTGTAGGAATGTCTGAGTACGATCCCAGTGCTGAACAGGTGTCGCTCATTGCGGAAGCAAAGAGGCTCAATCCTGGCGTGCACTGGGAGACGCTTTTCAATATTTTACGCGCAAACTATCGTCTTTATTTTCAGGAGGACGGCCATGATCGATACGTTGTAGCATATAATTACCTGGCAATTGCGGCTGCCGTTGCGCCGCTTGCTTCATCTAATTTGGTTGCTTTGGCTCCCAATACGGTTGCGCATGGCGGGGCGGCTTTCAATATTCAGGCCATCGGGCAGAATTTCTTTAACGGTGCTTCGATTATCTTTGATGGGAATGTGATCAATCCGACGACGTTCGTAGATGCTAATTCGTTAGTAGGCGCAGTTAAATCGAACTGGATTACGACGGCGCGAACGGTGCAGGTATCGGTTCGGAATGCGGATAGACAAAACAGTCCGGCCCTGTCATTTACGATAACTTAAGCTGGAGGTGCAAATTGGCGTGGATGCCACTACTTACATCTGACGTGCTCAATAGTTTAAGTAGTCAGGAGCAGAACCAGATGACGGACGCTTCCTCGACCGCTGACCTGGCGCAGATTGTCTCGAGCGTGGTCAGCATGGTTCGTGGGAAGGTGAACTCTTATCAGCCGAACCAAGTGTTCATCCCGTATCCGGCAGGGATGATCCCGGAGGAGACTTATGGGGCTGCGGTGGCGATCGCGCGGTATAAGTTCCTGACGCATCTGCCTGGGACCCAGCTAATCACCAAGTGGCGCGAGGCTGAGAACACCGAGGCCTACGCGCTCTTGGGCGATGTAGCAAGCGGCAAGCTGATTATCTTGGGTCCGGCAACACCGCAGGCTCCCGGCGGGACGATACCGCAAAAGAAAGCTGATACGGATGGCGGGGAGGATTACGGCGGGACTTACCCCTTCTGGCAACCGCAAACACCGGCGTGGCCTTACTGGTGAGATAATGAACGTTAAGGTTGAAGTTGCTCAGAGCGTGGCGTTCAAACGCAAGTTGCACGAGATCGCGGCGTTATCCAGCATTGTGCTCAACCAGGCCGGCCGGGATACCGCCGATTACTTGCGCAAATATCATACGCGGTTTCGGCAGAAGTGGCAGGGGGAGCGGTATATGGCGGGGCCGCGCTCGAATCTATTCTGGCAACAAGTCGTGGCCGGCTGGCAGGACCCGGTCGTGAGCGGTAAACGGGTGACGATCACCAACACGTTCGGGTTACTCAAATGGAAGACGACCGGAGGCACCATTACGCCAAAGAGGGCGAAGATGTTGACGATCCCGCTGGTGCCGGAGGCTAAGGGACTGTCCGCGGCAGAATTTGTGGCTGAGGAAGGCACGCCGCTGTTTCGGGTTGGTAACGCGTTGATGCGCCGGATCGGCAAAAAGCTGGAGGGCATCTACGCGCTCAAGGATTCGGTTACCCAGCAACCTTGGCCAGGAGCGATGCCGGAGCAGGCAGAAATCAAAGAGGTATTTACTGAGAGCGTGCGCAGACAGGTGCGCGCTATCGCCAAGCAGACATGAGCTCTGTTTCCATGCTCGAGCAGTTGCAGAGTGTTGCGGTCAACGCTCTTGCGGCTGACCCGATGTTTGCTGGGGGGAGCTCAGCGAATGGCGCGGTGGTGCCAATTGTAACCGAAAGAAAAGGAGATATCGAGACGCAGATCGAGACTGCTCTCGGACAAGTTGGGATCATGGCTTTGGTAGTCACTCCATTATTTCGTTGCATTAATCGGCTGTTACCTAGCTTAAGTGGTTGGGCATTGCTTGATGTGACGGTCGGTGAAAACGTTCCGGTGAATCAAGGGAATGGTGGGACTAAGATTTTGGCAATTGCTTTAGCCGAACGGGTTTTCGCGATTCTGCACCATCTGCCGACTGGGTTGCCGGTTGGTCCGAATGATCAAGGTATCGCCGGAAAATTTATCGGAGCTGACCCGCCGCTTACAATTATTACCGCAGGACCGGTAATCGGATATAGCCTTCATTTTGAGGCTCAAGTGATATTAACAGGATAAAAATCATATGCCAGACATTACACCACAAGTTGCACCAACGAGTTACGTAACAAAATTCCCGGCGGCGACCCAGTATATATTTGGGAGTACGGATGAAACGGGGATCAGTGTCGATACTTACGAGCAACGCGACCAGATCGATCATTACGAACAGAAAAACGGCCAGGGCGAGGTTATTGAGGTGGTCACTCACAATCCGCGTTCTGAGATTACTTGCTTGGGCGAGGTGAACGGCGCAGCGATCGCGGCAGTGGTTGGTCAATCGTTCGTGTTTACCAACTTGTACCTGAAATATTACGGGGCCACCCCGCCGGTTGGGATTGCGATTATTCGCGAGATCCAGACTTCTAAAGGCCGGGCCAAGAATCAGCAGATTAGGATGACAGCAACGTATTATCCGTTAGTGACCGCGTGAGGCAATGCCCGTTTCTCATCAGACTGAAGTGCTTTGGACTGCCAATAAGCGTCTGGCGGTGATCTTGCTGGCGTTTGGCGGCCAACTTTGCCGTGAGACACCGATCGGCTGGGATGATGTATGGCGCGACGTTGACGCGTTCGTGGAGCGCGAACCATTGCCGCGGCGCATCATCAGCTTCAATTTCGTGGCTACCAAGTTTTTGCGCGAGTTGGCGGCGGCTTACGAATCAAAAGATCGCCAGGCGTTTCCAAGGCTGGTGGCCGAACTGCTTACTAAGGATGACCGGGAGCGCGTGGTTTTGGCATTGGATATTTTCCGGGAAGTAGTCGCGGCCGGTCAACTGTTGGTCGGGCTATTGTTCGCGATGGATCACGCCAAATGGGATGTGATCGGGGATGTGCGTATAGGCAAGAACGCGAGTAACGAATTGCGGGCGGAATTTCTCTCCAAGGTATGAGAACGGAACAGGACCAAGAACTGGATATGACAAGCGATCAGGCGTTAATCAGTGCATTGACGCCCAAGCTGGTCGGCGAGCTAGAGCTTGAACCTTTTAGCCTGATGCGCCAGGTGATCGCGATTGATTTATGCCGGAAAAGCAGCTCGGTATTTTTCAATGCGATCATGACGGTTTGGGTTTGCACGCTGAAACCGGCTGAAGTGCTCAAAGCGCATGAGGATATTGCGTCAGCCCAGTTGCGCGCATTTGAATGGGCCGAGGCGCAGGGCTATTCAATGATCAATTACGGGCCGATACTAGAGTCCTACAACCGTCTGAACCGTGAACTAAGCGCAGCTGCGCAAGTACGCGTAGGCGACGGCACTGACGGTGAATCGCCAAAAAACGATGGCGGGCCAGCGGCGCCCTAGAAATAGCCGCCTGTATCGCGCCTTTAACCGGCATGAACCTCAACCAAATTTTATGGGAGTTGCCGGTCGCGATTGCGTTGCAGATGCAACTAATCTGGCTCCAGATGCAGGGGCGCGATCTGGTGATTGAGCGCGACTCCGCGCCGTTGCTGGCGCGGCTAAAGAGGAGGCACCGTGGCTGAAAACGATATCACGATCGGTATTACGGTCGAAGACTCGAGTGCCATCGCTAAGCTAGCTGAGCTTCAAGGTAAGATTGGCCAATCGACTCAGCAAGGGTTTCAGGAAGCAACCAAACATGCCAATTCATTTAAAGATCGGCTAAGTGATTTAAAAACAGCCATGGCCGGCGTTTTTGCGGTGGATGTCGCTCAGACTTTCTTTCAAGCCGCCGTCAGTGGGGCCGAGAAGTTAAAGGATGCTTTAATCGATGCCGGGAAACAGGCGGCATCGATGGAACAGATGAAGATACAGCTCGGCATTGAGTTAGGGGCCGGGGGTGTCGCAGCTTCGAAGGAGGTAGTCACTAACTGGGTCAATAAACTCCAATATTTTTCGGATACCACTACTACTCAGCTGAACGCAGTAGTGGAGGCATTCCGCCAGACTGTTGCTACAGGGTACACTCCTGATAAGGCATACGAGATGATTCAGCACATCACAGATGTCGCTGCCGCTACTACGCCTGCTGGTAAAAGCCCATCGGAGCATTTCTCGGAGTTGATGACGACTTTCAATCAGGCCATTAAAGGTGGGGCATTGCTGGAGCGTGCGATCTATCCGTTGGAGCGTGAAGGTGTGGCTATACGGCCTTTTCTTGAGCAGAAAATGGGTATTCAGCCTGGGCAGTTGGGTGAAATAGGGACCGAGATGAGCGAAGAGAACCTGACGGCACTGCGCAGGGCTGTGAAGAAGGGGGAGATCCCGTCCACTTGGTTGCAGGAGTTCTTTGAACAGCAGACTGCGCCTGGTGGTAAGTATGCAGGGGCCGCTGCTCAGTTTGGCCAGACTGCAATTGGTGGCTGGAGCACTTTGCTGGACAAGTTTCAGAACATAATGCGGGGCATTGGCTCCGTCGAGCTAGGGCCTTTCGAGGGTATTATTAATAAGATCAATGCCTCCTTTACCCCGGAAACCTACCAGAAGACACAAAACTTCTTCGACGGCATAGCGAAGAAGGTAAACGAGGCTTTTACCCCGGTTTTAACTCAGGGACTCGATCACCTGATCGATACCTTAAGTAAACAGGATTGGAGTAAGTTGGAGGGGCCGATTGATTCTGCCATTGAAGGTATGGCTAAGCTTATGATAGCGAGTGGACCGCTTCTTGACTGGTTCGCCAAGGATTTACCAATAGAAATAGAGAACCTTACGCGGTTAACTCACAGCTTTGAACAGGTTGGCGAAGCCATTGAAAGAACCTTTGGCTGGCTGCTTAATATTAAGTGGCCCCAAGTATCCGAACCGAGCCCTGCTGAGGCGGCAAAGCCGTTCAATCTTGGCGACTTCTTTTCCAATTTGACCGGGTTTAAAGATCTCCAGAGAGCCTGGGAAGCAATAGCGAAAGAGTATTTCCCGAAAGAGGCTAAAGATGACATCGCCAAAACGGCGAGAAATACCGAGACGATAGCTGGTGCCCTTACCGGGAAAGGCACTCCGTAAAAAATGTCCCTGATTTTCAATAGCATTACCCAATTTGAGATCCAGCCCGAGCGGACCAAGAAACGGGCTAAGCGTGATGACTTGGATACGCTCTCGGAGGTTTGGGTGGGCCCGAGTGCGCTTGAAGATACCTTCGTGCCGGCGATCGGGACCGTGCATCATGATTTCAGCTTAATGACAGTGATCGCGAGTTCAATCAAACGGCTGCCGATGTACGTGAGCGAGGTGACGATCGAGTATCACGGTAAGCTGGATAATTACGGCACTACGCAATACACCAGCGTGCCGACCATCAGCCAGCATTGGGCTGAGGGCGAGGTGTCAATGGGAAGTGGCGGCACCACGATCTCGCGCCGATACACCGGGCGGTGTGTCCAGATTGATTACCTGACTAACCGGCGCCCGACGGGCAACCCGACCAATATCGGGTTAGCCCAGGAATTTCTGGGGTTCACCAATGTCTGGGATCAGGTGACCAGTTTCGGCAGTAGCGCGACAATCATTGGGCCACCGATCAAGAAACTTTCCTGTACGGACGTGAAGATCGACGACAAAGCCGATGGCTGGTACCGAGTGACGGAGACTTACCAGAGCAGAATGTACCCCGGAGTAAGCATTTCCGGTGCGCCTGGTACGCCTACTCCGCCTGCGGGGCCGATCGCGACAAAGATTTACGGGCCGTTCCCGCTCTTTGGCGGGGCGGACTGGTACGGGATGAATCAGAACACGCAGAATCCTCAGACTCAGAGGGCTACCGGTAGTGCACAGCAGGCGGCTACCTCAACTACAACTACGACGCATGAGACAGAGTGGAAGTCTACAACGATATATGGTTCGCCAGCGGCTGACACGGCGCAACAGACCGCGATTGATCCCGGGATGTTTACATCGGACACGGCCGGGAACCAGGTGCAAACTGCAGACACCTCGCCCATTCTTAGCGCTGCTGCATCAGCCAATTACTCTGATGCGCAAACACCTGATCAGGGGACGCAATCGGCGTCATTGCCCTATTGAACCATGTTAAACCGGATCACAAGTGGCTGGACATGGTTAGAGACGGCGCTCAACGCGATGATCGATGAGATTAACCGGCAGAAACCGTTGGCCAGCGCCTCGATTGCGCTGGAGGAATCGCCTAATGGAACGCTGCTTAAGGTCACCCAACCGCAGCAACCCGCGACTGGCGGCGGCGATGTGGATCCGACCCCGTGGGCAACTACTCCGGATGGTGAGACGGCGGACTGGCACCAACTTATCTCCTTTAACGCGGACAATGCCAAGGTCTCTACGCAGTGGGTTTGGGGCGGAACTCCGAAGCCGGGTACAGTCTATGCGTGGCATCCTGTGGGTTTGATCGATCCGAGCACCTGCGCCCAATACACCTTGGTTATTCTAACCAAATGACGCTGGTGCTTCTAACGTGGTGTCCGGATCCTACAAAGCCTGCGCCGTGCGCCAGCATGCCATGCCAGCCGCCGCAGCAGCCGCCTGAACCGCCATCTGGTTATCCGCCTTGGCACTCGATTGCGTATGACGGGACCACTGATATTCAGTTTTACTATCAGCTTCAAGTTCCCTTCGTCGGCACCCCGATTTTGTTCGGCGGCCACACCATTACCTTTGGTCCCCACGCTTTGCCGGATCCAGGGGCTTGGTTTCAACCCGTCTCTGGGCCATCAGGGGATGTTTGGACTTTCTACACGGTTACAACGGTTTTCGTCGGGACTGGTGCAGGGGTAGTTTTGCCAAACGCTTCATTCGCCGGACCTGACAGCGCCTCCGTCCAGGCGGCTGATCTAGCGGCCCAGTGGCTAGCTTACAATTACGCCGTCGCCAATCCCCCATGAACGCACTCCTTACACCGACCGAAAAAGAAGCTCGGCTTGCGGTTTGCAGAACTTGTGAACAACTCTCGATCCAGCCGTCGCTAGCGTGTCGGGCGTGCGCCTGTGATTTGACTCGCAAACTCTGGTGGCGACTCGGCAAATGCCCGCTTGGTAAATGGTAAGCCTATGAACATCATTATCGATTTAGATCTGCAGATGGCGGTGCAAGGGTTCGGTTCCCGCCAACCGGCACAGCCCTACCAGGTCAAAAGCCAGGACACACCGACGGTCGCGCTCTATTTCGTGCGTGGGAACGTGACCTACGATCTGGGCTCGTCGCCCGGATTGCGGTTTGGCGTATTTCTGGCCGGGAACCCCAATGCGTTGGTCCAGCAGAACACCTTTACCCGCACGACCGATAATCTCGCCCGCACGGTTTACGTAGCGTACCCGAATTTTAACACGGTCCAGATGCAATCGGCGATCGGGAGTCAGCCGCAGCTTTCAGTCATCGGCGAACTCCGTTACCAGACGAGCTTCGGTACAATCGCGCGCACGGCTGATATTGCTTTTACGGTGGTTCGGACGCTGTTGAACGAGACGGTGATGGACAACCTGATCGCGGCGTTTGTCACGCCGGCGGTCAACGCCAACGTAACGGCGCGGATCAATAATACCGGGTGGCTCAGCGCGGGTTTAAATATCTCAATTGCTGGGGGAGCTGGGGCTTATCAGGTGGTCTCGGTGACCAATGTTACGGATTTTGTGGCCAAGAATCTTGGGGGCGCCAGTAACGCGGCCAGCGGCACCACGATTCCGAGCGGTACCGCGGTGGGAATAGCGCCGGTCAACGTGCTCCAGGCTTATCCGGACCCGAGCATTATCGAGGTGACGACCCATAAGGATGCTGTTAACGGATACGCTGGGTTGGATGGGACCGGGCTGCTTAAGGGGACCGAGATGCCGGTTGACGCTAAAACGATTGTGGTCAGCGGCGGCAAACTGGCTAGCTCATCGATTTTAACGACCACTACAGCCAATTTCATTACCCCGGCGCCAAACGCGACCGTAAGCGTCACGCTGGGGGCTACGAGTGGTTTAGTCGCCGGGCAATATGTCAGGATCCCGATTGCCGGTTATTATGTCGTTACCTCGATCACGGATTCGACTCATGCGGTGTTGACCAATAACGGTGACCCCTTCAATGCTGGGAGCGGGGTGACGATTACCAGTGGCGCGGTGCTGCTGCCGGCACAAGCTGCGGCGGGCGGTGGCGCTGGTAGTCCTGGCCAGAACGCCTACACCCTGACCACTGCCAGTTTTACTGTTCCACCTGTCGGCTCGACTGTTAGCGTGGCCATGCAGGTCACCACCTGGCTGGGCGGCAACGGTTACTACGTTTTTATCACCGGCGCAGGCTACTACGCGGTCAACTCGATCACGGACGGCACCCATGCGGTGCTGACCAATGCCGGGAGCCCTAGTAATGCACCTCCTGGAACGGTCGTCCCCACCAATGCCCAGGTCGCCGCCTGTGGGCCTCCAGGCGCGCCCGGAGTGAGCGGTGCTGGCCTAGCGGCCTATGATGCCTTGGCGGCTTCGTTCACGATGCCCGCGGTCAGCGGGACCGTCACAATCACTATCGGGAACACCGCCTGGATCTCGGTCAACCAGATCATCTACATCGCGACAGCAGGCTATCTCCAGGTCTCGGCGATCTCCAGCGCGACTCAAGTCTTGGTCACCAACCTCAACTATCCGGGTAACGCGACAGCGGGGACCGTAATCGCCTCCGGCTCCCGGGTGAGCCCGGGCGGTCTACAAGGCCCGCCCGGAGCTGGCGGAGCGGGGCTAAACGCCTTTACCACCTTAAGCGCCAATTTCACCCAGCCGGCGGTCAATGCCACTGTCACGGTCAACGTCGGCTCGACTACCTGGATGGCGACTGGCCAGGGGATCTTTATCCAAGGCGGCGGGTATTACACCATCAGCTCGATCGCTGATGCCACTCACGCAGTCGTCACCAACCTTGGCGGCTCCGCTAATCCGGCTGCTGGCTCCACGATAACCGGGAGCGGCACCCAGAACGTGACTCCGGCTGGGACCCCTGGCGTAGCGGGCTCTTCCTCTTATACGACGACAAGCGCTTCTTTTGTCATGCCAGGTGTCGCTTCAAGCGTGACTGTCACTTTGGCTTCGACCTCCTGGATGGCGCAGGCTCAGAACGTTTACGTGGTCGGGGCGGGCTATTTCGATATTTCCTCGATCACCGATGCGACCCACGCCGTTCTGATCAATTTAGGATCGTTGGGCAATGTCAGCAGCGGCACCACCATCCCCAGCGGTTCAATGGTCAGTACCGCTGGCGCAACGGGGCCAACCGGGGGTGGGGGTGGAAGTGTAGTCCTGTCTTTAACCGATGCGACTACTGCAGCCGGAGTTTCCATCATCAATTCGAGTTCCGGCGTCCTAAAACGATTGGTCCAAGGTGCGAACATTACCTTAACCGACGGCGGCGACCGGATTACGATTGCCGGTTCTAGCGGGAGTGGATTTACTCCTAATCATACGCAAGCTGTGCGGACCAGTAATTGGACTTACGTTGATAATACGGTTATTCCCTGGACGGGAGTCAGTTGGGATACTGACACCAAATGGGCAAGTGGCAATCCTTCCAGACTAACCATTGTCACGGCAGGCTATTATCAAGTCACCGTCCAACTAAGCTGGGGAGGTGGTGCGGGTGCAGGTCCCAATCTACAAAATGTCAATGTCACGGTGAATGGTTCCACTCATCCAAGGCTTGGCGGTCAAATACAAACATTCGCCACATTATTTACGCCATCTAATCAATTGATCAATGGTATCCTGAAATTAAGCGCTGGAGATTATGTCGAAGTAGTCTCTGTGGTCCAAACTGGTTCAGCACCTTCAGCATTAGTTTATGAAGCGGCCAGTGGCACTTCTCCGGTAGGGCCACTCTTTCAGCTAGATTATCTTGGCACCTAAATGCCGATCACCGCCTCAGATTTCCAGATTTGGCAGACCGGCGGCCAGCAGATTACCGTTGGGCCTGCCGGCCCGTCGGCAGTTAGTAAAGATGCGAACAACAAGGCCACGCTCGGCAGCGACTCTTTGATCCTGGTCCAAGGTGTCGGAACCGGGGCCAGCGCCACGACTCATGCCCAAGTTGTTTCTGGCGACGATCCGCAATTGACCAATGCTCGGACACCAACCGGCCACAACTCAACTCATTTGTCTGGGGGAAGTGATGCCATTAGTTTAGTGACTACCTCAGCAGCCGGTCTCTGTGTGCCGCCTGACGGCAGCACCATCCTGATTACTGGGGGGAAGCTGGTTTCCGTAGGCGGCGGTTCAGCAGGAGTTTCTACCGATGCCAATAACAAGGCGACCCTGGGCAGTGATTCGAAGATCCTGGTGCAAGGTACCGCGTTAGGCATTGCAGCGACGACTCACGCGCAAACGGTCTCCGGCGATGATCCGCAACTCACTAATGCGCGCACGCCGATTGCACACGAAGCCAGTCATGTCACCGGCAGCGATCAGATACCGTTCGCCAGCGCATCGACCAAAGGGCTCTTAAATCAGACGAGCGGCAATACGACTGATTTCATTGACGGCACCAACAACAGCCAGGCTTTGGCTCCGGTGATCTGGAGCGTGCGCCTGCGCAGCTTTAATGCGCTCGGCAACCCGACGTTTGAGGTTGACCAGCGCAACGTCAACCAGTCGCTGGCCAATATCGCCAGTGGCATTTTTGCCCAAGATCGATGGTGCAATCAGAAAGCTGGTACAGCTACGTTAGCTTATAGTGCAGGAGCATATCCGGCTCCGTTTGGTTCGGGAGTGCTTGTTCCAGGAACCAACTTTTGCATCAGTCGTGGCACCCTGCAGCTAACTTTAACCGCGCAACAAGCCACTTTAGGGGCTGGCGATTATGCCGCCTTTCAACAACTCATTGAGGGGCCAAGGTTCCGGGAACTGTCCCAAGATGTTCATTCCTTTTCCATTCTGGCTTATACCACGGTGGCCGGAGGTTTAAAATTTGGAGCGATTCTCCGTGATCCGGGAAACACTCGCACGTTGGCCAAATTATGCACGCTTACTGCCGCAAACACTTGGCAACTAATCCAGCTGCCTAATTTGCCGGCCTGGCCGACAGCTGGCAATTTCAGCGTAGCGCCTGGAGTACAAGGCTACAGTTTATTTATTTCTTTGGCTTGCGGTGCCACCTACATGGCTCCGGCCAACGACACCTGGCAGAATGGGAGTTTTATCGGAGCGATCGGCCAAGACAATTTTGGTTCGAAACCGGTCAATTCGATTCTTTACCTGGCCTTTGTCCAGCACGAGCCGGGGCCGCTCTGCACGACGCCGATCGATTGCCCGTTTGACCAGAATCTGGATGATTGTCTCCGTTATCTTCAGAAATCATATGGTTATAGTATAGCCAAGGGAAGTTCTACATTTAATGGGGCAGTGGGAAATTTTCTTGCTCCAAATACTGGTTCGGCCGCGGGCGGAGTAAGATTCCCGAAAGCAATGGCTAAAAGCCCTAGCCTTAGTCTATATAATCCAAATAATGGATCGGCCAACCAGGCGTTTGATTTAAATTCCTCTACTAATATCGCAATAAGTGTTACCGGAAGTGAATTTCTAAGTGAAGGTGGATTTTTACAAATTACTGGCGGTACATATACGCTAGGTCATAATTACGCAATCCATTATATTGTTGATACCGGCTGGTAAAAATTTATGAGTGCTTACACTTCAAGCTATGCGCTTCGGTACCAAATCCCGAGCGTACAACAACAGATCGAGGTTGCGGTCATTCATGACGTCGAGGACATCAATAACGAAGACCCAGCGACGCCTGATCATGTCAACCGACTAAGCTGGGCCAATTGGGCCAACAAGAATTCAAGCGTTGCTTGGTTGCCGTTTGCTTGGCCGGTCGCCCTGAACCCGACCATTCAATCGGCGGTTCAAGCCGATCCGAGCGGCCAGACCGTCAATGATTCCGATGTCCAATTCGTGGTAACCAGCGCGTTGCCGAAAGTGATTGCCGATTTTGTGGCGCATCCGCCTCCGGGAGCGTGAACAGAGCTACATGTTCAACGAAGATCGGATTCTTTATATTCTGTTGTGGGCGGCGGCCGGGATCGGCTTTGTCGGGCTGGTATATTTTTGGATCTGGAAGTGGTTAAATTCGTGAAAGGAAACCTGGAGACATGGTAATTTGGAAACTGGTTTTGGCCTGGGCTTCTTTGGTGGCCTTTTTTGTCACTCCGGTCATTTTGTTCGTGATTCACATCTTTCACTACGTGGACAAGGATCCTAGCTTTAGTGTTGAGTTTCGGTGGCTGGGCGAATACCTGCGCACCATCACCGCCATCATCATTTCGTTGGCAGGATTTAACACGGTGGAATTGTTTAAGAAATGAACGATCCCCTATGGCGGACAGTTCTTTGCTGGGGAACGGTTATCACGTTCCTTAGTGCTCCGCTGTTGGTGTTCATTCTGCATATCGTCTCGGACGAGGTTCCCTGGCTGCATTTCAGCCAGCACATCAAAGAATACGGATTCATGGTTCCTTTCTTTCAATCGATAACTGCACTGGTCTTTGGTCTGGCCGGTTTGCATTCCTGGGATAAGCGCATAGCGAACGGGAGGCATGAACAGGACGCATCTAGGCATCCTCTGTTATCTTCACCTTCGAAATCTAAACGCAACGATTAGTAATGAATATCAATTTGCTCGTCATCGATCTTTCCCACTGGGATCCGGCCCAGGATTACCGAGCCGTCAAAGCAGCCGGTGTTTGCGGAGTAATCTACAAAGCGACTCAAGGCACCGGATACCGCGACAGTACCTATCTCCAGCAGCGTAAGGCAGCGCTCAAGGCGGGGCTCCTCTGGGGCGCGTACCACTTCGGTGACGGAAGCGATCCGCAAAAGCAGGTGACTAATTTTTTGAGCTACGCCCAGATTGATGACCAGACGCTTTTTAGCCTGGACTGGGAAGACAATTCATCCAGCCAGATGAAACTGGATGGTGCCCGCCGCTTTATTGAACTCTGCGAACAAGAACTTGGGCGAACTAATCAGTGTGTTGTCTATTCAGGCAACACTGCCAAGGAGGCTCTTGGCAACAGGAACGATTCATTCTTCGGCGCTCGCCGGCTCTGGCAAGCTCAGTACGGCAACAAATGCGTCTGCCAGGCGAGCTGGGACACTTACTGGCTCTGGCAATATACCGATGGCACTTACGGGCCCGAACCGCATACGGTCGACGGATGCTCGCCGGACGGCATCGACTGCAATCATTACGATGGCACACCGGACCAACTCGCTGCGGAATGGGCGAGCGGAGTTCCGGTACCGGCACCGGTGCCGCCGAGTGAACTCGTTGTGACGGTCACGATTGATGTGCCGCCTGGCGTCACCGTGAACGTGGTGCAGAATCCAGGCGTCCTGTGTTGATGCACACGTTCAGAGATTGATTCTTAATCGATTTTTATTGTACGTAATCTCGGGTATATGCCCAAGATAAACCGTAATTTGCATCAACGTTACGGGAAATGGTTGCGCCTTGATGAGCTTCCCATTGGTCGAACACTCGCAAACCAATTAATCAAACAAGGACTTCTTTTTTCTGTAACGGTTGGCGCGCCCGGATCGAAACGCGGCGTTCGATTAGTCTCGGCCGATAGCCTAGATGATTATTTAAATGCGCTCGGCTTGAAGCAACAGGAAGAGCGCAAAAAGCCGAAAAAGTGAGTTATAATCTGCGTTATCGGCAAAATGGCAAATCTATAAGTGTTTGAGCCCAAAATACTTATAGAAATCATGCCCTCGCCCTCTCAAGGCCGGTGCACGGGTTCGAGTCCCGTACGCGCTGCCAGCTTCTCTCTTCTGGTAAGTATCTAGAAATCAAAGAGTTGCTCCGATGGCATTTCTCTCACCTGAGGCAAGAGAAAGTTTTGATTTAGTTGAAGTATGAGGTTGTTTTGCCTTCAATCTGCGATATATTGCAGCCCATGATACTCAGATTTGAACGACGGGAATATTGGGAATGGATTCAACATGCGCTCGACTCGCTGGACCATCCGTTGCGAGAGCGATTCAAGGACTACGAGCCGCACAGGGTTTTGGTTTCCCGTGACGAATTGGATCTAATCATTGAAGCGGTTACTGAATGCCGAGACGACTGGAAATGGGATTTAGACCAAGAGGAAGGCTTAACTGAAAGGGATCAAGAAGGCTTGCGCAACGATCTCGAGACGCTCAATGAGACGATTGATTTTCTCAACGAGCTACTTCTCACCAAATGAAACCGTTCCGTTTTGAGAGTGAGACGACCCCTTGGCGGGTGATGCTTCCGAAATCGCTGACTCATGGGAAGCGAAAGGCAAAATATTTCGCGACGAAAGAAGATGCACTGAAGTTTTGCCGCCAAGCAGAGAAGCCGGGCTTTACGCTTGATGGATTTGTGCCAGCGGTTCCCAAATCTAAGCAAGAGGAATTTGGCGTGGCCATCAGACAGTTTGCGGCATTGTACGACGGCAAGATTTCGGACGCTTACGCGGCTCACGAGAAACTTCAGAAGCTGCAAAACATTAGACCGGCAACGGTGCGCGAAGCGGTTGAAGAGTTCCAAGCTTGTCGGAAAACTCAAATTAGGAAGGTGATTCAGGGTTCGACCTGGGATACCGACCGTTGGCGCTTGGTTAAATTTTTGGAGGCGTTTGAACGGTGCCAGCTCTCCGATCTTATGGAAGCCGATATCTGGCGGTTCTTTGATTCGGTCACGGGAGATAAGCGCAGTATCTACAGTTCCCTTAACAAGTTCTTCAAATGGGCCAAACGACATCAGCTCGTTGTGGTCAATCCGATGAGCGAAATTGAACCCAAGGAAATCGGAACTTTCGGGGTGCGCAAAGACATTTATTCGGTCGAAACCTTCGAGCGGATGTTGCGCGTTGCCGCAGGCCTCGAGTCAGTAAAACACGGAGGCCTGCCCACCAATGAGTTTAAAGCGCTCTTGCCTCTTTTCGTCTTAGGCGGTTTCTGCGGGTTGCGGCCGTGCGAAAGTCGACGCCTCACTCGTAATGCTGAATCGATCCGTTGGAGCGATTTGTATTTTGACCGCGGCTTTATCGAAATCCGGGATGAGGCCGCCAAAAGCACTAAGCGTGAAGACGATACACGCCATATCGAAACCGCACACTATCTGCAAGCTGCCAAGGCTTGGCTTGAGCTGTGCCCGGCGACCGATAACGGTTTCGTGGTGCCTTGGACCAAGCGCAAAATTCAGGATTTGAAGCGCGCCTTTAAAGCCGCCACTGGGATCCGATTGCTTGAGAATGGTCTGCGCAATTCGTTCGCTTCCTATGCGCTGACCTATGATGGCTTGGCCAGCGTCGGCAAACTGGCGCTCGAGATGGGCGATTCTGAGGCCGTTTGCAAGCGCTACTATATCCGTACCCTCCTGCCGGGTTCGGGCCGCGCCTGGTTCAATCTGCGGCCAGCAATCGGCAACGTGATCCAGATGTCTGCGGTGGCTTAAAACTCCTTTGGTTGGACGCCTTCTGAGTAGCGGTCAGCCTGCGGCCTTTCGAGGTCGTTTCGTCGGCGGCCGCGACTGCTTAGAGTTCTTTTTCTTTGGCGCACCCTTAGGCTTCTTTGGCTTTTTCCTTGTTACGAAACGGAGCGGCCATTCCAATTCTTCGCCGGCCTCAATCTGTTCAACATAGGTTTTGCCAACTTCATCGAAAAAATGTGCGCGACCTTTGAAGCGGAGTTTTCGAATTGCGGGCAAGAATCGCTTTTCAATAAATTCGCGGGGCCAATCCACTGTTGAAACGTTTGGCACTCAGATAATCGAATCGCAAGAAGGTTTTGCTGGCAAATCAAAGGTTTTCTTTCAATTTCTTTGAAACGCAATGCGTGTTTTCGCGACACAATGGCTGAATTGCAACACGCAAACGATTGCCTAAAATTATTATCACGGAATTGTAATAATTTTGTTGTGCTTTGTTAGTTTGGGTTCTATTTCTCGCTTCTCGCAAATCTTATAGAGATTCTCAGTAGTGAGAATTAAGGATATTGGCTCTATGGGTTGGTTCATTCTAGTCGTCTATTTGTGTGGCTTGCCGCTTCTTTCGAGATTCTTGCGCTTCAGCAAGGACAAGGACGACTCAAGTTAATTTGTAGCTCTGTTACCGGTAGCTTGTTAGTAACTTGTTAATAAGTCCCTCTCCATCTGCCGAGAGGGTTACAAAAGTTCTTTGGTCTCGAGGAGGGAAAAATGCCGAAGCGCGAACGTGCTCCACAGATTGCTGAAGTTTCAGCGATTGAACATAAAAGCCGGAAACGACGAAT